CTTTGTGGCCCACTCGGGCCACCTGCACGTTACTATAACGCAGTTAATCCAGTCGTCAATACAAAAACCCGTGGCGGATTACAGATTGGCCGGCTGGGCGGCAACGCCCACGACCGGCGGCACCACGGCCCGCTGCTGCTTGAATGGGGCGAAGTTGGGAATTTTGGCCCCCTCCCGGCCGATCTGGAGGATGGCCGCAATGCCGGCCGTGTCCTCGAACTCCTTCTTGGTGTTGTCCTTGATCTTTTCGAGCAACTCGGTCACTTCGACGATCTGGTCGACCATCGCCTTGCCCAGTTTGAACGCATCGCCGACGCCAGGCAGCAGCGAGAGTATCTCCACCAGCTTCTTCAACATGGCCGGCAAGATCTTGACCAGACCGGTCATGAACGTGGCACCCTTCACCAAGTACGGGACTAGCTGCTTTTTGATGTCGGTGATCGCGTCCTGCCACTGCCGATCCAGCTTGGCCTGGGCGTAGATCAGGTCGCGGTACTCCTCTTGGTTGGCGTTCGCCTCCCGCATGTCTGCGAAAAACTTCTGCACCTCGGTTTCCGCGACCGCCTGAGCGAGCAGCGGGTTCAGGCCGGACAACTCCTTGGCCCGACCGGCGAACGAGTCGATGACGGACTTGAACATGTTCAAGCCGCCCGTGACCGCCTTGATGCTCGCCTGAAAGAACTGCCCGGCGATCGGGATCCCGCCGAGGGTGTCAGCGACCCCATCGGCGACCGTCGTCAGCGCCCCAAGGCCGTCATTGCCGGCCAGCTTCGATGCCGCCTGCCCGGCGGTGTCCACCGCCTTGCTGAACATCTTGATGGGAGCCGTCGCCAGCGAGCCAGCCATTTCACCAACGTCCAGAGCCAGCCCGACAGTGCCGGCCGCCTTGCCAAGACTCCTCAGGCTGGCCGTGTCGCCGCCGGCCCCGCCCTTCACGGCAAGGCCCAAGATGTTACTGAGGAATCCGCCCAGCATCCCGAAGTGTTTGCCGACCTGACCGATGGAGGTGATCAGTTTGTTCTGGGCTTCAATCTGCTTGTTCGTGGCAGCCAAAGCCGCCGGCGAGACCGGAGACGGACCCGGCTGATTGCCTGTCTTCCCGGACGGGTTCGCAGTCGGGCCGGGGCCAGTGCCGCTCGGCTGGGGTGCCGGTGGCGCGGGCGGCACCGGCACCGGGGCTGGCGGCCGTGGCGGCGGCGGTGGCGGGGGAGGCGATGGGGCCTTGGCCATGGCTGTCTCAGTTCGAGGTCGGCAGCGTCCGGATTTCGGCGTTGTAGAACTTCCCCTTCGATGGGGACTCCATGAACCGCAAGTACGTCTCAAGCGAGACGTTCGGGTACTTGAACGGTTCAATGCCGGTCGCAATCAGGCACACGTACAACATGCCGGTCGGCTCATCATACCCGATGTAAGACACGGCCGTCGAACTGACCAGTCGGAACGGGTGACTGATCGTGTCTTCGGGGATGAGATACTGCGGATCCAGATACTCCGTCGGCTCGCCACCCTCGCCGGGGATCGGATGCCCGGACTGCACGTCGGCGTCATCGCCCAACCGCTCGGTGGCGTTCGGCTGCACAGATCACCCCGCGTCAGGAAGTCACCCCGAAGACCACGTTGCTCGACACCGCGTACGGCAGCAGGACGAGGCCCAGTGTCAGCTGGCGGAGTCGCGTGTCGAGGAGGAAGTTGATCGAGGAGCCGGGGGCCAGGATGCACAGGCTGGCCGTCAGGACGCGGTTAGCCCCGAACACGTTGTTCGAGTAGGGGGTCGCGTCCACCGCCGCCGCCGGCGTGTTCGCCTGACCCGTCAGCACCACCTCGCCGGCTAGCGACGACATGATACGACCGGCCGGGTACGTGGCACTTTGCAGCAACAGCGGGTTGCTGGTGAACTGCCAAATGATCCCGGCGGTGAGCGCCCGCTGGAACGACTTCATCGTGAACTTCAAGCTGGCGTTGTGACCCCGCGTCACCCCGTCCAGCAGCGCGCCGCCGTAAATGTCCGACGACTCAATGCTCTCCCCCTGTGGGGTGAACTGCAACTCGTACCCCTCGTTCGTCAGCCCGATCGGTTGTGCCGACCCGCCCGGAGCCTTGTACGTCCCCACGTACGCCCCGCTCACCCACTGCTCAAGTGCCATGGCCGGCTCCCCCCATCGGATGAATGATCGTGCCCGGGTTGCCGAAGACGGCGTCCTCCGTCTCGGCCGCCGACGGGAGGCCGGTTCGGGCCGCCGCCGCCAGGAACTGCTCCGTCTGCATGCACGCCGGGCAGGTCACGGCATGCGGCATGTTCGTGGACGCCCACCGCGGGGCCACATACGTCTCGCCGTCCGCCTGGAACAGCGCGATCACCGATTCGGCCCGGACGAGGTCCGCCATCGGCCCGCCGTCACACGCCCGTGTGCCATTCGCCCGCATCCGCCCGCTGGCCGCATCGGTCGTGTGGGCCGCGTAGTGCATGACGAACGCCACCTCTTTCGGCGGCACGAACGGCGGCGGCTTCGGCGGCTTGTGTACGACCATGCTGTCTGTCTCAGTTGGTTGCGAACCCGTCCAGATCCAACCCGCGGGCGTAGCGAGACGGCCGAATACTGGTCGCCCCCGCCACGGTCACCGTCATCGTCCAGAAGTCGACCCCGGTCCCCGTCCCGGCCGTGCCGCCGACCCACGACGCGTCCTGAGCCACCGGCGGCCCCACCGTGCCACTGTGGAACGGCTCCGCCATCTGCCACCACGTATCCACCTGCGGGCTGGTCGTCGCCGTCTGGACCGCCCCGTTCTTATCCGTCCCGAGGAAGTAGTTGATCGCCTTCAGCGTCTCATAATCCTCGATCAAACAGTCCTGGATCAACTCGGCCATCTCCATCATGCCGGGCTGAACCTCCTCCCGCTCCACCAAGGCCGCCCGGCCCTCCGCCGCGATCTCCGGCGACCCGTCCGCATTCCAAGTGCTCGAGGTGATCAGCGACCCCAGTCGGTCGTCCGGCACATACCCGTACTTGAACGTCAGGCAGGCGACCACCGTGTGTCGGTACTCCGTGTAGTTCGACCCGTACCGCCCGTTCGCCACCGCCGAGTTCTGCCCGACGGCCACGTACCACTGCCCGCACACCGGCGGCGGACGGAGCGACGGCCGATACCCGATGTGGGCACCCGTTTCATCGCCCAGCGCCTCCCGCAGCCGCTTGACGATCCCCAGACTGACAGCTCGGACGGACATCCACGGCCTCCAGTTAGCTGCCGAACGGGACCGCGCCGAACGGCCGCCGCGTGGTCCCGTTCCACGTCACCACCAAGGCCGACGGCCCCAGCAGCGAGTTCGAGGTGTGGACCAGCTGCGGTGCCCGGTCGTTGTTCGTCCCCGGAGCCATCCCCGGAATGATCCCCTTGCCCGTCTGCACCTCAACCAAATGCTTCTCGATCTGCTGCCACTCGGTCAGCAACTGCGGCGGCACCGCGTTCAGTCGCCACATGCACAGGTACATGACCGCCCGGCAGGTGACCACCGACTGCACCCACGCGTTGGCCGACAGGGACGTCAGGTCCGCGTACCGCATCGACAGGTAGAACGCCACGTCCGCACTGGCCGCCGTGATCGCCTCGTTCATGGCGTTCCCGGGGTCGTGGTCGATACGCAGGCCGACACCGACCGCCGACAGACGGTTCTTCACCCGCTGCACTGTCGTCATGTTCGGAATCGACACGGGGCACCTCGGATCCGGTCGCCCGATCATCACCGATACGCCAGCCGGCAACGAAAGAAGGGGCGGCCACTGACGCCCAGTGGACACCCCCTCGTTTACTCACCCGTTTGCCGCTCACGCCACCACCAGACTCTCCGCCGGATGACCCCCTCGTACGGCCGGCTTCTTCGTCATCCGCCGCCGCTCCGCCTCCGCCAGTCGCCGCTCGTGAAACAGGCGGACCGACTCCTCGTCCCACTTCACCATCTTGGCCGCCAAGCGGGTGAAGATGAGGATTTCATCGTCCCGATCAATGGGTGGTGCCATCTCCATGCTCAGGTCGACTCGCTTCTCCATGGTGTGACCTCCAATCCGGACTCCCTGTCTGCTGACTCCCCGCTCGGGGATCCTGCACCGCCGGTGCCGCGTTCTTACCTCCGTGACAGTTTAACTGATTCAGCGGTTCAGAGAACTATAACCATTTTCCAACCAACCTACAATAAAAAACCGGCGGCCGAGGGCTTGCACCCCCTGCCGCCGGCCTTCCACACCCTCTCCACATGTGGTCGCCTCAGGCCGTCCGCTTGCCCTTGGTCGGCTTCTTGTCCACCACCGCCTCCGCGTCCTCGTCCGCCGTCGGATCGAAGGCCTCGTCCTCGAAGGCGTTCGTGATCTTCAGCTGCTGGAGGACCGGCGGCGTCCAGTACCCGGTCTTGGCGATCTGCTTCGCCTTCTCGTAGGTGTACCGGTCCAGCCGCGGAACGGCCAGATCCGGATTCGCCTCGTCCTGCTCGATGACGATCAGCATGGCTTCCAGCATCTCGTCGACGGGCAGGTCCGCCCCCGTCCGCACGCCGTACCGGTCCTTCGGCAGCATGTCGAAGAACATCTCCAGACACTGGGCACCCGTGCCGCACGCCCGGAGCCGCCGCAGCAGGCTGAACCCGCCCTTCGGTCGCGTCGGCCGCGTCCCGTCCACGCACGCCTGCATGGCGTCCTTCTCCGCCGCGAACGGGTCGCTCTGATCCCACGGCGGCATCGGCCACGGGGCCTTGTACGCCGCCTTGGTGGCCGCCTTCGGCTCGGCCGCCGCCTTCGCCTTGGCCGCGGGGGCCGGCGGGACGGCGGCGGTCGTCCCGGTCACGGTTTCAACGGCCTCGGTTGCTCGGATCATGTCGTCGCTCCCTGTGCTCGGCGGACGGACCGCCTGTTGGAAAAACACCCGGCTGGGCGGCCGGGTGCAGGACTGTCAGATTGTATCACCCGCCGCCGGCTCACGGGCAGGTGTTCATGATGAACACCGCGTTCGGGGTCCGGATCTGCGGGGCGAAGGTGTCGAAGCCCTCGTCCACGATCTGGGTGAACCCGCTGAACGGGTCGGGGTAGGCGAACCGCCCCATCCCGGTCACCTCGTCCATGTTCTTCAGCACGTCCGCCCCGCTGCCGGCGATGGCGAACGACTTGGGCACCAGACGCGTCCCCTGATACAGGGCGTAGGTGTCCTTGGTGATCTCGGGCATGAACGTGATGTAGTCCTGCCGGAAGATCTCGTTGTTGTTGCCGCTGGAGTCCGTCCAGAACGAGGTCTGGACCGGCACCCACTCGAGGCCGAGGAACCCCTGCGGGATCTTCCCCTCTTTGGTCAGGGCGTGCCGCTGGTTCTCGTCGAACGGGAACAGCGACCGGACCATGTCGTTCTGGCTGATGTAGCCGGGGATGTTCTGCCCGTACAGGGCGTACTTCGGCGCGTAACCGCCACCCCTCTGGGCGGCCAGCTTCTTGATGGTGTTCACCTGCGTGATGATGTCCGTCGTCCGCAGGGACCACGGCGAACTGACCACGATCCCGCCCGGGCTGTTGACGTCCGTGATGGTGCCGGTGTTGGTCGCCGGGATGCCTTGGTCGTAGGTGACGACCGCCCCGCTGCTGCTCGGCAGCAGGAAGCCGTCCGCGTCCCACCAGATCTTCCCTTGGCTGTAGCTGTACGCCACGGCCGCGATCCGCGTGTTCTCGAACAGCTGGCGGAACTGCTCGCCCTGATAGGCGATCAGGTTGAGGGCGAACTTGGACTGCGGCTTGTAGTCCGCGAACTCCCGCAGCTGGCGGGTCAGTTCCTGGTCGAACACCATGCGGTTCGACATCTGGAACAGCTTGACACTGACTTCCGCCAGCGGCTGCTTCGGGGCCGCCTTGGACGGGCCGCTGAACGGCGTCCGGTTCGCCAGCCGACGAGTACCGTACAGCTGGATGTACTGGGCCTTGTCACCGGGGATGTCAATCGTCTGAGTGAACAACTTCTCCGGCAACACCTGCGGGATGCCCGGCTGGACTACCATCACGGTGTCCGTGAGGCTCGTCCAACTCAAAATGCTGTCCATGTTCTGGGCCATGATCGATCACCTCGTTCGGGCTTGGCGGTTAAAGGGGCAGGCCGTTGATCTTGTGGCCGACGGCACAGCCCTTCACGTCGATCGGGCAGGCGGGCCGGGTTATACGGAACCGGCCGACCCCACGGCAGGGCCGGCCCGGCGGACGATCATCAGATCGAGTCGCTGAACTCGAACTTGTTGCCGACGGTGGTCGACAGGGTCGACTTCAGCCACGTCTTGAGCGACGCGTCGGTCGGGTAATCCAGGATGTTCGACACGTTGACGCACCCCTCCATCGGGATCTCGGCCCAGTCGCAGTAGGTGGTCGTCAGGTTGGCCATGTTCGACGGGTCGGGCGGGATGTTGATCAGCGAGTACGGGGTCGCGTAGTTGACCTCGCTCACCCACGACCCGGCGATGAACGCCCCCTGCACCGCCGTCGTCACCGGCTGGACGACCGACGACGTCGAGGACGTCGGGTGGGTGATCACCACCGCCGGCCCCCACGACTTGCCCGCGTACCCGGTGCCCGAGTACGTCAGGACGAAGCCGAGGTCCGTGTCCGTCGCCGAGATCGCCGTGGCCACGATCCCGCCCGGCACCCCGGTCGCCGTGTCCAAAGCCGAGTTGATCGCCGCCAAGTAGGTCGCGTCCGTGGCCGACCACGAAATGCTGCCGGTCGTGGCCCGCGTCCCGTCGGTCTTCGCCACGTTCAGTACGAGGCTGCCGCCGGTCGAGGCGATGTTCATCCGCACGTTTTCGACTTGGTTCGCGCCCAGGGCCGTGATCGTCACGACGCCGGTCGTCGTGTTGACCGCCGAGTAGGTCGCCGTCATCTGCCGGACGGTTCCACTCGCCGCCTCCGGGCCGGTCAGGACCAGCGACCCGGTCGAGCCGACCCGCCGCACCAACTCGGTCGCCTCGGCGGCCCCGATGGTGATCGACGTGCCAGACCCGGTCAGGGCCGCACTCGTGGTCCCGATGCGGAAGTTGGCGTACGCCTTCGCCGTCGGGTAGTACGCCATCAGCAGACCGGTCCGCAGGATGCCAATCCCGTCGGAGTTGCCGACGTCGCGGGTCCGCGTCACATCGATCAGGCCGCCGCCCGGCTTGTACTTGCCGGCTCCGTTTTGCCAGATCGTCGAGAACGTCACCTGGCTGCCGACGGAGATCCCCGGCACACCGAGGGATGGAAAAGTAATCGCCATGGTCAGGGTTCCTCAGTCACCGGGGATGGTCGTGGTTCAAATCCGTGGCTACGGTTACTGTTGGGGCCGCTTCGTCATACGGCGAGCTTCTTCAAGCGTGATCTTCCGCTGAGCCGCCAGGTGCTTCAGCATCGTGTCGTCCTCCGGCTCACCCGCCAAGCCGGGGGCCGGGACGCCGACCGTCGGCCGGGTGATGCTCAGCATGGTCGCCTGCTTGGCACGGCTGTCCAGTTCCTGTTGGCTGAACCGGCCGGGCGGCAGCTTCTCGTACGCCGCGATCTCGGCCGCCAGCGCCGGCGGGTGGAACTTGAACTGGCTGTCGTAGAAGCGGTGCGGGTCCATCGACAGGTTGACGGCACCCAGATCGGCCAGCATCTCGTTGCGACGGGTGATGTCGATCCGACCCGACTTGGCCAGATCGTTGATCTGCTCGCGGAACCGGTTGGCCCGGCTCTCGGCGTCCCGCACGATGAACTCGGCGTGCTGCGGGATGGACGGGGCCACCGACATGAGGACCGGAGGCATCATCGCCGCAGCGTGATCCTTCTCCTTGTCCTTGCCCATCGCCCCCATGTCGTCGGTGCCCTTGCCGGCCAGAGCCTTGTCGACGGCCGCCTGCACCGCGTCCTTCAGCTCCTTGATCGACGCGTAGTCCCCCTCAGGAACCTCCACGCCGAACTTCTCGAACAGGCCGATGATGTCGTTCAGGTCGGCCATCCCGTCATCACCACCCATTCCGCCGTCTTCCGTTTCTTCACCGACCATTTCTTCGCCGCCGGGAACCGGCAGTTCACCCTCGGCGATCACTTCGTCTTCTTCGTTGGGCTGCATGCGAGTCACCCCGGTGCCGTAGGACAGCCAGACCGCGTTGCTGGCGGCCCTGCTCAGTAACGTTTGGCGGTACGCCGTAAAGTCGGAAACGGGCGTGAGTCCAAGTTGAACCGGCTGCGGCGTCGAGGCGATGTGGAGAACACTGGCCCCCGGCCACTTCCGCCCCGTCTGGTCGACGTAGTCGTACACGATCGACGGGCTGACCCACTTCACCTTCTTCGCCTGAGCCGCGTCCTTCGGGTCCGCAATGGTGGCCACCGCCACCGCCTCGCCCGTGTTCTCGTCGTACTGCCACTTGATCGGGTGGCCGAAGAACTCTTTGGCCAGCCACTTGTTCGGGTTGTGGACGTCCGGCTTGGCCGACAAGTCATGCATCCACGTCATCGGGCACGCCAGCCCCGCCGACAGCTGGGCGTTCCCATTCTTAATGACTGACTTGACGTCGTCCTCCGTGTACTCCACCCACCGGGGCTTCCCCGTCAGGTGACATACAACCCGGTAGCGACCGGGCTTGAACGCAGGTATCCGCAACGTTTCCATGGCCGTATATTTACCGGTACGCCGGCCGTCTCCGGCGACAGGGAGTCAGACATGATTCGGCCGAACGGTCGACAGCATGAGCCGCACACGGCACCGACGAAGCACCGTCCGTCCGACGGGGAGACCGTCCGGGTCCGCGACCACATCTTGGTCCTGACACCCACGTTCGTCAAGAAGATGAATGACTACTACGACAGCCACGTCAGCTTCGCCCGGCCCGGCGACCCGGCGAACACGGGCAAGGCGGCCGTCGCCCGCGACCTCGCCCCGGTCGTCACCCGCTGTTACTACGTCCCGCCCGACTCGTGCGACACGCCGATTGACCGCGGGCGAATCGCCTTCCGCCACGCCGACTTCCCCGGCCGCCTGTTCATCGCCGTTCTGGAAGGCGTCACGCCGACCCGGCCGGTGGGCGAGTTGACCTTCATCAGTATGATTCACGAGCGAAAACCACCGGCCGACCGCCGGGCCGAAGTGCCGCCGCCGCCGCTCATCGACTGGCCCGATCCGGACTGCCCGCCGGCCGAGGCACTGGTCCGCCTCGAGAAGGCGAAGGTGGCCCTCAACGTCTGGATCAAAGCCTGCCCGGACCGACACCCGCGGCTGGACGATGCGTACGCGGATCTGCGGGCGGTGAACGACGAAATCACGCGGGTCATGCAGCTGCCGGTGGACGACTTCGGCGACCTCGACTTTGGCAACGAGGACGAGTGACCGGCGTTGGTGCCATAATTCGTACACCGCAGGGGCACCGAAATGGCAGACATCTTTTGGTCCGGCAACCAAGTGGCCCGGCCGGTCCGGTACGACGTGACGGTGACCGCGTCCGTCGTCTCGGACACCATCACCGCCACCATCAACTCGAAGACCGAGACGTACACGTGTACGTCGACGGACGTGGCCACGACCGCCCAGGCGGCCGTCACGGCCTTTCAGAACTCCCCCATTCGGGAGTTCCGCCTGATGACGTGGTCGTCGTCCGGGGCCGTCATGACGGCGATCGGGCCGGTGGACGGCAGACCCGTCACGGTCACGTGGGCCGGTACCGGCGGCACCACGATCACGGGTGGCGGCTCACCCTCAGTCGCCGCCACGTCGTCGTTCGACTACAGCGACACCGCCAACTGGGTCGGCGGCGTCCTGCCGGCCAACGGGGACAGGGCCGTCTTTCAAGGCAACGTCCCGTCCGTCCTGTACGGCCTGACCGCCAACACCGCCAACACGGTCGACCTCCTCATCGAGGCGTCGTACACCGGGTCGATTGGTCTGGCAGACACGAACTCACTCAGGTTCTTGGAGTACCTGCCGCGGCGACTGGAGTTGAAGGGGACGGCGATGACGATTGCCGCCAACGGGCAATCCGTGTTCCGCCTGAAGTCGACCGCCGTGTCTGCGGTGACGGTCATCCTGACGGGATCGACATCGGCGGAGTCGGTCGACCTGACGGGGCTGCCGGCGTCGTCGGTCCTGAAGCAATCCGGTGGCGGAATTGTGCTGGCCCCGGCCGTGGGGGACACGTGCCTGCTGGGCACGATCACCTGCACGAACGGCTACTCGTTCCGAGGCGGCCCCGGCCTGACGATCACCACGGCCACGTTCTACAGCGGGACCGCCCTGCTGGCCGGACCGTACACGACCGTCACGATCGACGGCGGCGGGACACTGACCACCTCTAAGGCGTCGGCCGGAACGACCACCTATGCGTACGCGGCAGTCAACTGGGGGTCGACCGGGACACCCGGCACGCTGACGGTCGGGGCGAACGGGTCATTCGATTTGTCGACCGCCCCCTCGACCGTGGCCATCACGGCCGTCACCCGGCGAGAGGGGTCGACCTTCCTCGATCCAAACCGGGCGGCAACCGGGTACACCATGACCTACGTCGGCGATGAGTCCTTGTGTACGACCGTCCTCGGCCAGAACCGGGCCATTGCCATTACGTGATCCCTGTTCCAGACACCAAGCGTCGACGTGTTAACCACCGTCGCGTGGCAGGATCCGGCTCATCAGAATGGGAAGTCGTCGGGGCCGGCGGCGGCAGTGGGGGCCGCCGACTGGCGAGCGGGCGGTCGGTTGTCGTGGTGTTCGCCGCCTTCGGCCGATTTGGAGCCGAGGAGTTCCATGCTGTCGAACACGACGACCATCTTGGACCGCTTGCCGCCGCCGTTCTTGTCCTCCCACGTCTCCTCTTGGAGGCGACCTTCGAGGAACACGTTGGTGCCGACGGACACGAACCGGGCGACGACGTCGGGCAGGTTGCGGCGATAGCCGTCCTTGAAGAAGCACTTGCAGTCGATGTACAACTGGTCGTCGGCGTTCTCCCACTGGCCGGTCTGCGGGTTCTTTTTGCCACGGCCGACGGCCAGCCGGAACGACGCGACGACGGTGCCGTTCTGGGACGAGAACGACTCGGGCTGACGGCAGACGGTGCCCATGAGCATGACTTTGTTCAAGGTGGCGGCCACTGGACTTCCTCGTTGGGTGTGACGGGCGGCGGACTGATTCTACAACCGGTAGCCCGGCGTGTCCGGGACAATTTCAGCCATGTCTACCCCCACCCTGATGACGACCAACCCCGGTCAGCGGCCACAGCTGCCGCAAGGCGGTGGGTTCGCGGACACACTGCCCGTCAACTCGGAGTGGGCCGAGTTGCAGTACGCCGGCGTGGAGTTCGGTCCGTTCACGACGGTAGACGAATATCAAGTGGAACCCGTTTTCGATGAGCGTGGCAACAAGTCTTACAACCGGTTCACCCTGACCTGTTCGAGTACCCTGATTGGCGGTGGAGTGGGCGGGAACGTCGGGGTTGACAGCCTCGCCATCAAGGTGCGCCGCTCGCTGACGACGCCCCGTGGGCTGCTCGTCCTGAGTGGCCGCGCGGTCGGCCGCATGGTCGTGAACGACGGCGTCACGATCGACATCAAGAACGGCCCGATCCCGACGGTGGTCAGCTGGGACGTCCGCGGCGAGAACGCGTCCCGCATCCACTGGACGCTGACGTGGTGCCTGCCGGACTGCCCCGACGCCGTGTATACGTCTGAACTGGGAACGCTGTCGCACACGTACACCGTGTCCACTCAGGTGGACAACGGGTACACGACGCGGACGATCAGTGGCAAAGTGGTCATTCCCCAGAACCGTGCCAAGCATAACGCCCGCCTGCCGGCCGACACGGCCGACAAGTTCTTCTACATCGCCGACGGGCAGCCCGGCAGCATCATGCCGGTCATGCCTCCCGGCTTTCGGCGGTCGTACTCGTCGTCACTGAACGAAGACCGGTCGACCTTGTCTTACACGGTGACCGACACCCAGATCGGTCGTCAGGCCCCGCCGCCGGGCTGCCTGACGGCGGACGAAAGCTACGCCCTCAGCACGCAGCAGGTGGGCGGATTCTTCCAGTGGGTGGCGACCATCGACACGAGGTACGAGCTTCCGATCGACGGCGACATCAACAACGCGGCGGACGCGTTCTTCACTTATATTAACGACAAGCTCGACTTCATGCTGCGGATGCTCGGCGAGCAGGATCCCGGCCCCGGCAAGCCGCGGCTCAAGGGGTACCCGAGCACCATCCTGCCGCTCTCCTTTTCCATGGGTGAGCCGGAGGTCCGCGGGCGTCGCGTTGCCACTTTCAGCTTCTCCTTCAGCTTCGTCACCGGTCTGATGAACGTGCTCCGCCAGTCGGGCATCTGGCAGCAGGTGTCGAACGGCAACTGGCAGACGTGGTATAACTCGATCAGCTTCGTCATGAACCCGCTCGGGTCAGCCGGACTGACCCTGAACGCGTCGATTGACACGATCGTTGACCTCTGCCACCCCAGTCCTCTGGACCTCGGCAACTTCGCCCCCGGCATTGGCACGCGACCGGCCATGCTGGAGCCGGGAAAGAAGATCCGACTCAGTGCGCCGGCCAAAAAGCTACAGACCTCTTTGGAGCCGAAGGTCGGCCAAGACTGGGTGTCATATCGTACGTGGTTCGAGATTGTGACCGATGACGGCGTGGCCAAGGTGACAACCCTGCCGGCGGCCGCCCTGAACGGTGACACGGATCTCATTCCGGACAATGCTTTTAACGGGGCCGTGTCGGCGGCCGTACTGGGGGCGATCGGCGGAATCGGTGCCGGCACGTCCGGCGGCACCGGTGTGAGCGGGGTCGGAGGCCTGACTCCGCCGCCGGCCGTGATTGGGTCCGGCGGTACCGGGGGCGGCATCAAGCCCCCGGGCCTCCCAACGCCGGCCGCCACCGGTATCTTAGATCGACAAGACACGGGCGTCATGTACCCTGAGCGGCGCACGCTGCCTCACCAAGAAGTCTTCTTTTGCGGCGAGGCGGCTCGGTATGGCACGCCAGTGCCGGCACCGGCCTTGGCGTTTATTACCTTTCAAGATGGCAGCCAAGTCGGCGTGGTTCGTGCCCAGAGGCCAGAGGATGGCCCGCCATTTGGTCAGGTGTCCTTCCCGCTACCAAACATCTGGGGCGGAGACCCGGTCCCCTTGTACACCGCCCGTTGGCGAATGCGATACATCACACTGGGTGAAGTCAAGCCTGGCAACGTGATCAAAGACCCGCCGAACCCCATGACGGGTGCTGGGATGTAGTCAGTCAGAGCAGGGTGGCAACCACAACGAGTGAGGTCAGTATGTTGCGGATTCCGAAGTCGATTGGCGTGGTGTCGGTGGACCTCGGCGACGAAGGGTCGCCGGACGTGGTTCATGTGAACGTGATCGAGTTCAAGGACTACGTGGTCCAGCACGCCGACCGGTTCAAGGTGCAGTACGGGGACGACTGGGCGGGGCCGCTGGTGGCCGCCTTCTTCGGCCGTCCGTACTCGGCCGAGGAGTGGTCGGAGGGGCGGGCCAGCTTCGTCATGGAGTACTTCATCGGGGAGTATAACGCGCTAAAAAAACTCGTGCCGGCTTCCGCTACGCCCGCCTCGTAAAGACCTACGGGGTGAACGTCTTTCCGCCGGACATGCCGCACGCCGAGGTAGTGTTCTGGCTGGAGGAGGCGGAGCCGGCGATCCGGGCGGAGGAGCGGTTGCGAAACGGCGACGTGCCGCCCGAGGACGTGTTCAAGACGGCCCTGTTGGCGACGGGCAACGAGCGTGAGGCGAGCGAGTGGGTGCGGGCGTACGCCGAGGCGGACGTCCGGGCGGCCCTCCGTCGTCACCACGGGACGTAGCCCCCATAGTGGTGGCAGCATGGAAAACTCCGCGATCAGAATTACGAAGCCGGCCCGGCCCGAGCGATCCGACAGTCGTCGGTTCGACCCGGACCGCCAGCCCGGTCGCAAGTACGTCCCACGGACGCACTTGGGGCCGTACTGGGGTGTCGGCCTGCGGTGGGCGTACGACGGGGTGCCGCCGTTCCTGCCGTTGCGGGACGTGCCCCGGATGCAGGTGGACGACGCCGTCGGCATCTCCATCGCCATGCGGACGGCACTCATTCTCCAGTCGCAGTTCGAGGTGGAGTGCAACGACGACTCCGCCAAGAAGTGGATCGAGCAGACGGTGCGGACGGCGTGGAACCGTCTCGTGCCGACGATGATGCTCCAGTACTTCTGCTGGGGCTACTCGTGCAGCCTGCCGAGTTACGCCCAGGATCCGGACAACCCCGGGTTTGTCAATCTGGTCGGCGGGCGGATGGTGACGCCGACGCAGGGGACTCCGCACCTGTGGACGGAGGGGCCGTACACCGGCCAGTTCTACGGCATCGACCTGACGTCCTCGTCGGCGTACGGGGCGGGGGTGATGACGCCGCCGGTGAGCAAGCTGCCGAACACGTCGTCGTGGGACATCTCGCGGGGCATGGACACGCTGGACGACTCGATGGTGCCGGCCCCGTGGTCGATGTGGTTCGGCGGCATGGAGGCGGAGTGCCCGCTGTACGACCGGAACCCGCTGGCCTCGCCGTACATGCCGTGGCTGGAAAAGGCGATGCGGGGCGGGGCGACGGACACGCGGCGGACGTACTTCCGGCGGGCCGCGATTCCGCCCATGCTGTGGCGGGTGCCGCTGGGGAACCTGGACCCGAACGACCCGAACAGTCCGACGTGCATGGACTGGGCGGCGTACCTGGCAGCGTCGCTGGAGAACAACTCGACACTGATCGTGCCGGACGTGCGGGCACCCGGTATGGACGGCCGCTCGGAGCCGCAGTGGGCGATGACGCCGGCCGGGGCGCTGTCGCAGGCGGTCGACGTGATGGGCTACGTGTCCAGCCTGGACCGGGCCATCATGCGGGCGTTCAACCTGCCGCCCGAGGTGCTGGAGTCGGGCGACACCGGGTCCGGCTACTCCGGCCGTCAGATCCCGCAGCAGGCGCTGTACGCGGTGACCGATCAGCTGGCCTCGCGGATGCTGGACTCGGTGAACGTGAGCATCTTGCGGGAGACGGTGCCGCACAACTTCGGCGAGCGGGTGCGGTGGCGGCTGCGGCACATCCCGATGACGGAAGCGGTTCGGCGGATGGAGCAGCAGGGGACGGTCGAGGGTCAGCCGCCCGAGACGATCGACCCGATGGCGTTGCTGGCGGGGGCGGGCGGTCAGGGCGAGCCGCCGCCGCACGGCGACGTGGGCATGCCCGACATGCCGCACCATCAGGATCACCCGTCCAACCTCGTGCCGTACGTCGGCACGCGGGGCGGGGTTGGCAAGAAGAATGTGATCACCGGCCGCATTCAGTACGAGCCGGTGGCCAGTGCGGGCAAGCAGGTGGCGGGGAACCGGCAGGCGGGCAACCTCCTCTCGCTGCCGGGCACGGTCCCGCAGTTGGGGTGTGTGATGGCCCCGTGCCCGAGTGAGTTTGCCGCCGCGGTGAAGGCCCTCGCCCGGTCGATCCCGCGGGACTATCTGGTCGACGAGGAGGTGGGTGAGCCGCACGTGACGATCCGGTACGGCCTGCGGGAGTCGGCCGGCGGCCCGGTGTTGGCGGCGTTGGGGAGTGAGCCGCCGACGGAGGTGGTGGCCGGTCGCCTGGCCTGCTTTGAGGGGCCGGAGCATGACGTGCTGTACGTGCCGTGCGAGGGTGGCCATCGCCTGTTCGAGTGGAACAAGACGCTGGACCGGTCGGGGCTGGAGATGGAGCCGTCGGACCACCCGGAGTATGTGCCGCACGTGACGGTGGCGTATCTGAAGCCGGGGATGGGGAAGAAGTATGTGGGCGGGCGGCAGTTGGCGGGCAAGCGGTGGCTGGCCGATCGGATTGAGTATCGAAGACCGGACGGTGGTGTGGACGCGGCGGACCTTTGGCCGGACGAGGGCGTCATTCGGACGGCCCTGTTCGGCAAGGAGGCGTGCTGATCATGGCCAAGAAAAGTACGAAGCCGACTGACCAGAAGCCGGCAACAACGGCAGCCTCGGCGGCCACAGATGCGGCCCCGGCCACGCCACCTGCCGCTGTCGAGTTGCCGAAACCCGCTCCTGCCGCAGCCAAGCCGCCTGCTGCGGCCCCAGTCCCGGCTGCGGCCAAGCCGCCTGCGCCGGCAACGCCTCGCGTCGAGAACAGGGTCATTCCTCCAGGCCCCCCGGCCACCGGTGAGTTCGGACGGCCGACTGCCAAGCCTAATGCCGCCCCACCCCCGCCGCCTCCGGTTGTCCCCAGGCTGGCACCCACGGCCAGATCGAAGCCAGCCGATGGCCTGCCGAATCCTCCGGCAACGAGCACGACAGCTGGTACGAATCCTCCTGCGCCAGCCGCACCAGCCCAGCCGGCCACCGCTGCGCCACGACAGCCGGCCGCACCGGCCAAGCCTGCGGCATCGACTGGCGGTCGTCCGCCAGCACCGGTCCACCCCAGCGCCGCTTCTATTAAACAGCTGAGCGATGCCGACCTGGCGCGGCTGCATACCCAGTATGACAGCAACCCAAGATCGGAGGAGTGGACGCAAGAGTTCCTAGGCACGCACGATGCTCTAGGAAAAGAGCTACGTCGCCGCAATATAGATCCGTACCAGCCTCCCGCAAGTGCGTCACAGCCCGGAGGTGCGACCAGCCCGCAACCAGCCAAAGGTGGCACTGCTACGCCACCAAGGGCGACAGGTCAGCAGACTGACAAGCCGAAGCCCGCGCCGCCGGCAACTCCGGCGGATATCCCACAGCCGAAGGCCCGGCCGCTAGAAGAGATCACGGATGTCGTCACTTCCCTGCCGCCGGCTGGTGTCAGTAAAACAAAGTACGCAGACGCGCAGCGGACTGCGTTTGAGCATGCCGACAAGAGCTTCATCAAGGGCGGGTCAAACCCGGACTTGGCCGGACTACGAAAGCTGATCGACGATGAACTGACGCCCGAGCGGCGAGAGCCGTCGAACCCAATGCGACAGCATGCCGCCGTCGCTGCATACATCCAGAAATATAATCAGTATGCCCAAGAGCCGCTCGGCTACGAGTACAAAGACAAGCTTGATGAGCTAATCAAAGGGACGCATCGTCCGGCCCAAGGCCCACAAGCCACCCGAGTTGCCAAGGCGCTCGGCCTAGCCGAGTCCCCTAACCAGGACAGGCCAGCTGCAACAGTACCCAGTCAACAAAAGCCATCTGGTGCGGCGGCCCCTCCTGTGCCAGCCAAGCCGGCTACCACGGCGGCCAAGCCTGTCCCGGCTCGGCCTGTGGCCCAGCCGGCGGCCCAGACGGCCCAGCCGCCATCGCCCAAGCCTACGGCTCCGGCTGTTCAGCTGCCGTTTGCCGATGAAGGCGGCAAGCTGGCGAAGGCCATGACGCGGCTGAGTCAGGCGGCACCTGAGGAACGCACACAGCTTCTGGACACGCTCGCGCCGCGACTGACCAGAATGCTCGAAGAAACCCGCAAGATGTCGGGCCAGGATCCGGCGGCAGTGGACCGCGCGGTGCGGAAGATCGCCAACGGGATGGCGTTGTATAAGCATTATACAAACCAAGATCACCCGGCGTTTAATGATCTTGTGAAGGCGTATCCGTCGGCGGCCAATCCGGCCTCGCCGGATCCGTTCGCGGATCTGGACGAAGCCAAGACGGTCCCGCCGCTGATCGGCACGACCGAGGCTGATCGGAAGGCCCGAAAGGCGGACCCGCTGCGGCCACGGACGGACGGCGAGCGTGTCATGCGGTGGCTGGCGGGTGCCGCAGGGACCGCCTTCCGCCTCGGGAAGAAGGCTGCGACGGGCGGCTTGGCCTTGGCAGAGGGTGGCGGCAACGCGATCGGGAAAGCGGGCCAGTGGGCCGGATTGATCCCGCGGGATGAACCGGAGGCGGAGCAGGCGGACGCGGCTCCGCAGGCTCAGAAGCCAAAGCCTACTGCCGCTGGCCCGCTATCACCGCCGCTGGTTCACCAGAACGATCTGGATTCGATCCAGCGAATAATTGCCAAGCGTGGGTCCACCGAAGCGCTGATGGGCAAGCTGGAACGAATCGGCGAAGGTGATCCCGCCAAGGTGGCAGACAAGCTGTTGACTCAGCTGATGGACCGGGTTGCAGCCGGCCAGCCGGCGACGGTAGCCCACACGGTGAATGGCGAGTCGTACCAGATGCGGTACACACCGGCCATTGCCACCAAGCCGCCGCAAATCGTGTTCGCCAAGGTAGCTCCGCAGACGCTGCCTGTGGAACCGCTGCCGCCCGAGGAGTTAGCCCCGCTCGAAAAGGCCGCCGGCGAAGTGAGTGAGCCGGGTGCCATTCGTCCGCCCAAAAAGGCGATCGAAGCGGCCAAAGGTATTGAGGGTGGTCTGAAGGCTGCGTTGGAAGCCCGTGGCTTCAGTGACCCGGCCGATCTACGGCGTGCTGTTGGTGGTGCCGCCCAAGCAATTCAGTGGGGCAAGTACAACGCCGATGACTTTGCTGAGATGTCCACCAAGGGGAAGGTCGTGCAGCTTGGTAAGCTGAGGGGCGTCCTCCGGGTGGTTGAGGAAGATGGCAAGAAGAAGTACAAGCTCTCCATCCCGAAGGTGAAGCCGAAGGAA